GTAAATGCTGAAACTAAGAAGACTGAAATTAAAAGTGCTGAAGTAAATGGATTATTTCCTGATTTTGATGATATAATGGATGCAGATTTAGATGCTCCTCTTAGCAGTTTGACTGTAAGAGATCTAGCTGCTATATTATTACAGAAACCAGTAAGTAACAAGAAATGGTTAAATGATTTAATTAAGTAAAAATGAGTGAAGGATTGGTATTGCCCACTAAGAAGGTGAGCGCAACAAGAACAAATCCAAAAAGATTAGTAATTTATTCTAAGCCAAAGACTGGTAAGACAACTGCATTTGCAGGTCTTGAGAATAATTTAATAATTGATTTGGAAAATGGGACTGATTATGTAGATGCAATGAAAGTTAAAGCTAACAGTCTTAAAGAGTTATTAGCTGTTGGTAAAGCTGTAGAAGATGCTGGTAAACCTTATAAATTTATCACTATTGATACAGTAACTGCATTAGAAGAAATGGTTATGCCATTAGCTATCAAAAAGTATAAAGCTACTCCAATGGGTAAGAATTATGATGGAGACAATGTAATTACTTTACCTAACGGTGCTGGTTATCTGTATGTAAGAGAAGCATTCTTTGATGTTTTAAATTATGTAGATAAGTTAGCTGATCATGTAATTTTATCTGGTCATATCAAAGACAAACAAGTTGATGATAAAGGTGAGATGGTAATGGCAGCTAATATAGATTTAACTGGTAAGATTAAATCTTTAATCTGTGCAAATGCAGATGCAATTGGTTATATGTTCAGAAAAGGTAACAAGGTAATATTAAGTTTCAAGACTAATGAAGAAACTACTTGTGGTGCAAGACCTGATCATTTAAGAAATGCAGAGATAGTAATTAGTGAGACTAATGAAAAAGGTGAGGTAGTAACTCACTGGGATGAAGTTTATAAATAATTAATAATATAAAAAATAAGAAAACATGGCAATAGGAACTAAAGACGTAGCAACAGGTGGTAATGGATTAGCAAAAACTATTAATCCTGGTAATCATAGATTAAAGATAAATAGTATAGTAGCAGAAGAATTCAAATTCATACCTGGTGCATTACAAATAATCCTGAATGTAGAAACTGAACCAATAGCTGGATTTGAAGGTTTTATGATTGATAAAGATAATCCAGATGCTGGACATTATCAAGGTCAAATTGGTAGAGTAAAAGCTGGTCAGTATGCATTTGCTGATGGTACTACTAAATCAGGAATACAAATCTATAGAGATAACTCTATCTTAGTATTCTTAAAATCTATCTGTACTACATTAGATATGTTAGCTTGGTTTGATGAGCAAGATAATGTACATGATACAATTGAAGATTTTATTGATGCATTTAATAAGACAGCTCCATATAAAGATAAATATATGGATTTCTGTGTAGCAGGTAAAGAATATGAAGGTAAATCTGGTTATACAAATTATGACTTATATTTGCCAAAATCTTCTAAAGATGGTTTTGCATTTGCTAAACTTGGTTCAGGTAAACAATTGTTATATTCTGAAGCATTGCATCTTAAAAAACTTGAAGCTAAAAAAGTAGAATCATTTGGAGAAGGTGAAGATGATTTTGCAGTACCTAACAAGGTAGCTTCTGACTTTGATTTAGACTAACAATAGTTTAAAAGGGAGTCAGAAAAAGGCTCCCTTTTTTATTAAAGTTAAAAATTATGATTTCAACTAAAAACAATGTTCTTACAATAAGTGATGTACCAGTCATATGGATATTTGAACATTACTTAAATCTTACTGAAAAATTAGATGGACAACAGGTAAAAATTAAATCTATATTCAAAACTGAGAAGACACCATCAATGTGTATTTATGTTGACCCTAACAGTATGAAATATAAATATAAAGATTTTTCATCTGGTTTACAGGGTGATCCTATATCTCTTATTGAACGTATGTTTAATATATCTAGAGGAGAAGCTGTATCTAAGCTTATTAGTGAATACAAGTTATTCATGGAAGGTAATAGAGCATATAAGGCTCCTGAAATTAAAAGTTATGACAACTATAAAGTGACTGATTATACTATAAGACACTGGTCTAACTTTGATCAAAAGTATTGGGGTGATTATCATATTGGTTCTAAAATGCTTGAAGCATATAATGTATCTCCATTGGAGTATTATAAGATGACAAGAAATGAACCAGATGGTAGTATATCTGAGATTACAATTACAGGGTTAAACTTGTATGGTTATTTTAAAAATGATGGTACACTATATAAGATTTATCAACCTAAAAACATGAATAAAAAGTTTTTAAAGTTGGCCAATTATATACAAGGTTCTGAGCAATTAACATTGACTAAAGATTATTTGGTTATTACATCATCACTTAAAGATGTAATGGCTTTTAATAAACTAGGATTTAAAAATGTTGAGTGTATTGCACCAGATAGTGAGAATACAATCATGAAAGAAACTACTATTGATAAATTAAAGAGTAAGTATAAAAGTATATGTGTAATGTTTGATAATGATGATGCAGGTAAAATAGCCATGGAAAAGTATAAAGAAAGATATGGTTTATCTTATATAGTACTTAATATGGAAAAAGATGTATCAGACTCAATTAAACTACACGGATTACAAAAAGTAAAAGAAGAATTATTTCCACTATTAAAAAAAGCAATACATGAAAGGTGAGATTAAAATTGGGTTTAAATTCAAAAAGGATAATCCTAGTGAATTTACTAAAAAAGTATCAATTGAAGGTGTAACACCATTACACATTGCAGCTACTATTACTACACTAATAGAGATATTAGAAGTGCATGCTACAGAAAGTGATCAAAAACAAATATTAGAAGCATTGAATAAAAATGCAAAATTTGCAGGTATAAATATTATACCACAAGGAGATGCATAAAATTTAAGATTATGAGTTGGATATATAAGGGTAAAGTGTTTACTGAAGATATGATTCCTGAAAATGCAGTTGGTTTTGTTTATCAAATGACTGCAATAATAGATGGAAAATCTGTGAGTTATATTGGTAAAAAGAATTTTTATGCAGATGTGAAAACAAAACTGAGTAAAAAAGCTATGCCAACAGATAAAAGGCTGAAAACATATAAAAGAGTAAAAAAAGCTACTTATCAAAGATATTATAGTAGTAATGAAGTACTGAAAAAGGCACATAAAGAAGGTGTAGTTATAAAAAGAGATATACTAATTATATGTTACAGTAAATTAGAATTATCATATCAAGAAACTAAACATCAATTTGTATTAGGAGTACTTGAGTCTGATAAATTTTTAAATGGTAATATACTTGGTAAATTTTATAAGTTTAAATAATAAAAAGTTATGGCTAAAGTTGATTTAGAATCAATGATGATTGGTTTAGTAAATTGTGGTATTAAAAAGGTTTGTGTATATTATGATGGTGCAGGAGATAGTGGATCAATTGAATCTATTAGAATAAGTACTGATTTAGATACTGATTTTGTAGATTTAAAAGGATGGGATAGTAGTGCAACTGATTTAAATGATTATAACTCAGATTTATATTCAATGGTTTATGACTTTTGTAGTGAACAACTACTTGATGATGTAGAAGATTGGTGGAATAATGACGGTGGTTGGGGTAATGTATTAATTGATGTAGAAGAAGGTACATACAAAATTGAAAATAATATCAGAATAACTGACTATGAATTGTATATTCATGAAGGTAACATGTTTGAAAAAAATAAAAAATAGTTGATGTCTTTAGTTGAACATGTAACTAGAAAGTCTATGATTATTAGACCTTCTGGAAGATCAACAGATTTTATAAGTCCATCATTTGGTCATGGATGTTTGTATAACTGTAGCTACTGCTATATGAAAAGAAATAAACCTACAGGTTTATCTATTGCAAAAAATTATAGAGACATTCTTACAGAGATTAATAGTCATGCATGGTTTGCAGATGTAAAAAAACCAAATCAAACACATGATGAATATATTACATATGATATATCATGTAATGAAGATTTTGCTTTACATGCTAAATATCATGAGTGGAGAAGAATATTTGACTTTTTTGTAATACAACCAATAGCTATGGGATCTTTTGCTACTAAATATGTCAATGAAGATTTTCTTACATTTAATCCAGAAGGTAAAATTAGAATAAGATTTAGTCTTATGCCTGAAGAGTATAGACAAATTCTTGAACCTAACACAAGTCCAATAAGAGATAGAATATATGCTGTTAAAAAGTTTCAAGATGCGGGTTATGATGTGCACTTAAATTTTAGTCCTGTTATAGTAAGTATGAATTGGTTAGATAATTACAGAGAATTATTTAAGCATATACAAGCAGCAAAATATCATTTTGGATGGAAAGAAGGTGTAAAATCTGAAGTAATTTTTCTTACACATAATGAGCAAAAGCATTTTTATAATCTTGAGAATAATATTCCTGGTGAAGATTTATTATGGAAACCTGCAATTCAAGAAAAGAAAATATCTCAGTATGGTGGAAGTAATTTAAGGTATAATCATGAACTTAAAAGTGATTATATTGAACAGTTTAAACAGTTACATGAAGATATGATACCTTGGAATACAATACGGTATATATTTTAAATATTAAATTAAGAGTAATATGGCACATCCTTTAGAGCATGCTAAGTCCTCTGTAAGAAAATGGGGAGGTGAATTGTTTGATTATCAGCATATTCATGAGTGGTTTGATGAAACCAAAGCGTGGATTGGACATAGTAAACATAGAATGTTTAGACATCATAGTGAAGGTATATTTGAATGTGAAAAAATATTTGGCAAATCATTTATAAACTCAGATGGTAAAACTGTATATACAAGATATGTTGGAGAACAACATGTAAAAGAGGATTGTAATGGATATATTCCTACAGCAAAGGAATGGGTTGACATGATTGCCAGTGGTAAACCTAAAGAATGGGCAATAAAAACATTAAAAATAGAAGACTAATGGAAAATAACAAACATGTATGGGAAGGTTGGACAGTTCAAGCATTTATTAATGAACTAGAACCAACATTTAATATGATTATGAATAATGGTTCATGGATGAAACCATTTAAAACTAAACAAGAAGTAAAAGACTGGTGCAAAGATAACCAACCTTATTACAAGAAACACATACCTGATGTAGCTAAATATTTTTATAACAAAGCAGGTTTAAAATAGAAGACTGATGGAAAAAGTA